CCCCCCCACTCTCAAGGGGTTATAATGTCTTCAGAAAAGTTTCAGTCCATATTCGATGGACTACAGTTGGTGCACGGCACATTTGAAATAAAGAAGCAAGCTGCCAACGGCAAGAACACGGGAGATGCGTTCATTGTTCGCGAACCACGGACCTTGGCGCATTGGGAGGAGCACCTAGCGGGCAAGCGGTCGCTCGGAATAATTCCTATTGACGAGAACAACCAGTGTCGCTGGGGCTGTATCGACATCGATCAGTACCCGCTCGACCACAAGCTTCTTGTCGAGAAAATCCGGCGCATGAAGCTTCCCCTTATTGTCTGTCGCAGTAAGTCCGGCGGAGCACACTGCTTTTTGTTCACCGTCACGCCAATCGATGCGAAGGACATGCAGACGACGCTTCAACAAGTGTCCGCGGCCCTCGGATATGGCGGCAGTGAAATCTTCCCGAAGCAGGTCAAGCTCCATCTGGATCGTGGTGACGTAGGCAACTTCCTTAACCTGCCGTACTTTAACTCAGAAGACGGCATGCGCTACGGAATTAACGAAGACGGCACCGCGGCTACGCTGGAAGAGTTTTTTGCGTTGTACGGGGAACACGTCCAGACGGCTGAACAGGTTACGGCGTTACAGATTAAGGACGATCCAAAGTCGAACTGGGCAGGAGCCCCGCCGTGCTTGCAAATCTTATTCAAGAACAAGATCAGCGAAGGCAGTCGAAACAATGGCCTGTTTAACATTGGTGTGTATCTTAGGAAGGCGTATCCCAACACATGGGAAACAGAAATCCTTACCTACAACCTAACGTATTTAGAACCCCCGCTGCCGCTGAACGAAGTCAACGTCATTGCCAAGCAGCTTGGTAGAAAGGACTACGTCTACAAATGCAACGATGCTCCGATCAACGCCCACTGCGACAAAGCTTTATGCATGACGCGCAAGTTTGGGGTGGGTGCCGCTATGCAGGGTGCTGCGGTAGCCAACCTCCGAAAATACAATTCGACACCGCCTGTGTGGTTCTTGGATTTGAGCGGGGAGCCGTTGGAGCTCGACACCGAAGGGCTGTTGAACCAGCCCGCTTTCCAGAAAGCTTGCATGGAGCAGCTAAACCAGATGCCCATGACCATGAGCAAGCAGAACTGGGAGACCCGGATCAGCACTCTGATGTCGGAGATGCGAGACAACGAGAGCGCCATCATGGAAGTCGCGCAGGACGCCAGCATCAACGGTCAATTCTACGACTACCTTGAAGAGTTCTGCCGTCACCTACAGCAGGCGCAGGACAAGGAAGAGATCTTGTTGCGCCGACCGTGGACCGACGAGGAGCGCGGCACGACTTACTTCCGCCTGCGTGACTTTGAAGGGCACCTCAAGAAGAACAAGTTCTTTGAACTGAAGACGCACAAGATCGCCCAGCGATTACGAGACATACATGGAGAAAGCATAGTGATGAAGATCAAAGGGCGGTCCGTCCGAGTATGGGCCATCCCCTCGTTCGACGTTTCCGACGTAGACATTGAAGCTCCCCACTTCCAGAGCGAAGAGGTGCCGTTCTAATGGAACGCGATGAAGAGATTCTACGTTTGTGGAAGGAAGAGCTTATGACCTTGTCCGCTATAGGGAAAAAATACGGTCTTACTCGGGAAAGGGTAAGACAAATCGTAGCCAAGCAAAGGGCCAAAAATGTTTCGGATATTCGGACCGCCGGGAACGGGAAAAACGACGACGCTTCTTAACATGGTGGATGATGCTCTTGAGAGAGGCGTCAACCCCGTGGACATTGCTTTTCTTGCCTTCACACGTAAGGCGGCAAACGAAGCAAAAGAACGGGCCGCAAAGCGGTTCAACCTCAATCCCGACGAGGATTTGAGTCACTTTCGCACGTTACATAGTCTAGCCTTGTCGAAGGTTGGAATCCGATCAGAAGAGGTCATGCAGCCCTCGAACTACAGGGAACTGGGCGGCGTCATAGGGCACCGCTTTCAGAACGTGGACGGCAAAGACAACGACGGAGACACTTTCTCCAGCAAAATAAACGATCCGGTCTTGTCCCTGATAAATCTGGCGCGTCTAAAGAAGACCAAGTTGCGAGACGAGTATAACAATAGCAACCTGTACGCTGATTGGAACCTTGTAAAATATGTTGACGAGAGTGTTACGGCCTACAAAGAAAAATTCGAGATGTACGACTTCACGGATATGTTGAGTCAGTTCATTGCGAACGCCGACCAGTGCTGCCCGCATTTTCAGTTGACCTTCCTCGATGAGGCGCAGGACTTGTCTCCGCTCCAGTGGGACATCGCACACATTCTCGACAAAAAGTCGGAGCGCATGTATTGCGCGGGAGATGACGACCAAGCCATCTATCGATGGGCTGGAGCCGACGTAGAGCAGTTCATCAACTTGCCCGGCGGAGCGGAAATTCTGGCGCAATCCTATCGTGTCCCGAGCTCTGTGCACAAGGTCGCGGAGCGTATCGCCAACCGCATCAACCGTCGATATCGCAAGGAGTACAACCCGCGAAAGGAAAGGGGCCGGGTGGCGCAGATCTCGGGCCTCGCAGAACTGGACATGAGCCACGGCTCTTGGCTCATCATGGGGCAAGCGGGCTACATGCTTTCGCCTCTGTCACAAGAATTGCGAGGCATGGGCGTCCTGTTCAACGACCGCGGACGACGGTCCATCTCTGACAAGATCAGCACGGCGGTCAATGCTTGGGAACGCCTGAGAAAAGGAACCGCCGTTAGCGGTGAAGAAGCTAGGTGTGTATACTCTCTCATGAGTACAAAGACCCGCGTAGAACGGGGCTTTAAAAAGTTGCCGGGTGTTGAGGACAGCGATCAACTAACCATGCCAGATCTAATTGATAATCACGGCCTATTAGCCGATCCGGAATCCATCTGGCACGAAGCTATGGACCTGATCCCGGATAACGAGCGGGCTTACATTGTCGCCATGCTCCGGCGTGGCGAGAAGTTCAATGCCGAGCCCCGCGTTACAGTGTCCACGATTCACGGATCAAAAGGCGGCGAGGCGGACAACGTCGTACTGCTCACGGACCTTTCCCCCGCGGCAGAGGCTGCGGCAGCTATTGATGCCGATGATCTGCACCGCGTGTTTTATGTTGGCGTAACAAGAACACGTGAAAATCTTTATTTTGTAGAACCCGAAGATTTAAACCGGAGTTACCTTATATGAAGCGCGATGAAATTTTGGAGACCGCCAAAGAGCTTATTAACGGACCTCGCGCTACAGCTTATGGGGAAGCTTTCGATAATCACGAGCGAATATCGATCCTGTGGTCAGTCTTGCTGGAAAAAGACATCTCCGTGTCTCAGGTGTATCAGTGCATGGTTGCTGTAAAACTTGCTCGCCTGATTGTCACGCCAGAACATGAGGATAGCTGGGTAGATATTTGCGGATATGCCGCGCTAGGGGGAGAAGACTGATGGCATCCTTGCAGATGGGGATGTTTGTGCCGAAAAGTGAATGGGTTCCCCCGTCCGAGCTACCCGACATCTTTGACGCGAAGAAGATTGCGATTGACGTTGAGACACGCGACCCGGACCTAAAAAAGAACGGGCCGGGCTGGCCCACCGGCAACGGCGAGGTTGTCGGTTACGCTGTCGCAACAGAAGACTGGGCAGGATATCTGCCCATCAATCATCTGGGCGGCGGCAACCTCGACAAACGTTTGGTGAACAAGTGGCTCAAGAAAGTATTTGATTGCCCCGCTGATAAGATCATGCACAACGCCCAATACGACATGGGCTGGATTAAGCAGATGGGCTTCGCCATCAACGGGCGCGTGATCGACACAATGCTGATTGCATCTTTGTTAGACGAGAACCGTTTCAGCTACTCACTCAATGCTCTGTCCTACGACTACCTCAACAAGACCAAGTCTGAGAAAGCCCTGATAGCGGCAGCTCGTGAGTTTGGGCTAGACCCCAAATCCGAGATGTGGAAAATGCCCGCCCAGTTTGTTGGGCCTTATGCACAAGCTGACGCCGAGCTCACACTAGAACTCTGGGGACGGTTCTCCTCGGAACTCAGCAAGGAAGAGCTCTGGCCTATCGCAAACCTTGAACTTGATCTCTTGCCCTGTTTGGTTGACATGACGTTCCGGGGTGTCCGGGTCGATCTCGACCGGGTGGAGAAGACGCGTAATTACCTTTTGAAAAAAGAGAAAAATGTCCTTAAAGAAATACGGCGAGTTGCGGGCAATGATGTTGAAATTTGGGCAGCCCAGTCCTTGGCAAAAGCTTTCGACAAAATCGGTGTCCCCTACCCCAAAACTAAAAAGGGTGCGCCTTCTTTCACGAAGGCGTTTCTTTCAGACCATCCGCACGAACTTCCCCGATTGATTACGCAGGCGCGTAACCTCAACAAGACCAGCGGTACTTTCATCAACACCATTCTCAGTCACTGTCACGAGGATGGGAGAATCCACGCGCACATCAACCAGATCAGGTCGGACAACGGCGGGACGGTGTCGGGTCGTATCTCGATGAACAATCCCAACCTCCAGCAAATCCCGGCCCGCGATCCAGAGTTGGGCCCTATGATCCGTTCTCTCTTCCTGCCGGAAGAAGATCAGCAGTGGGCAGCTATTGACTACTCGCAGCAGGAACCACGGATCTTGGTTCACTACGCGCACGTCTACGGCAGGAGTCGCGGATCAGAGTTGTCCGGCGCGGCAGGGTTTGTCGAGGCATATAGCACGGACCCCGACACCGACTTTCACACGATGGTCGCTGAGATGGCAAAAATCCCGCGTAAGCAGGCCAAGATCATTAACCTCGGCATGATGTACGGCATGGGCGTCAACAAGCTTTCTGAACAGCTAGACATCCCCGTCGATGAGGCCAAAACCCTCGTTCGCCAGTACCATGACCGGGTGCCGTTTGTGAAAGGTCTGATGAACGGAGTGATGAACAGGTTGAACGACCGAAGTAGCAGCGGATCGATACGATCTATCCTCGGTCGCAAGTGCCGCTTCGATCTTTGGGAGCCCGATACTTTTGCCATGAACAAAGCACTGCCATATCGAGAAGCCGTGCAGGAGTACGGCGAGACGACCCGACTCAAGCGGGCATACACCTACAAAGCACTTAACCGCCTGATCCAAGCGTCCGCTGCTGACATGACCAAGAAAGCGATGGTCGATATCTACGCCACGGGACGCGTGCCTTTGATACAGGTGCACGACGAGATCGCTATGTCGGTGTCTGGTCTGGAAGAAGCTGAAGAGATATCTAACATTATGAAGGCCGCCGTGCCGTTGGAAGTTCCGGCGCAGTGTGATATAGAAATAGGCGCAAGCTGGGGTGAAGCGGAATAACGCTCCCCTGCTGGCTCCTCCCTTAAACTGACCTCGCTTCGGCGGGGTCTTTTTTGTCTTGCGCTAACTAACTTATCGTATATATTCGCAGGCGAAAGGAGATGAAGTATGGATACCACCAAATGGAAGTCTGTTCTGGTTCCCATCGAGGTCTATCTCGACATTAAAGAGATGGCCAAGAGGCAGGGCCGCACGATCAGTGGTCAGCTAAAGATTATGCACAAAGACTTTAAGGAACATAACCCGGATGGCTAAGAAGACCACAGGTCCGGTTTACACTGTCCCAGTCAAGAAGAAGACTACGATTGGGAACAGCACTCGCACTCGTCCGAAAAGCAAGGACCAGCGGCGCAACTTCAAAAAATACAGGGGTCAAGGATGATTGAGACAATCGTGGCAGTGGCCGCGCTTAAACTAGCGATATACGCCGTGGTGTGGGTCGCCACCAATGCTTGAAGCAATGGTGGTGTGCCTAGCCACGGCTGTTTATTTTGAGGCAAGGGGAGAGCCCCGCGTTGGCCAGCAAGCCGTCGCGCATGTAATTTTAAACAGGGTCCATGACCCGCGGTTTCCGGGTAACGTCTGTGATGTCGTAGAGCAGGGGCCCCGGTACAGGTGGAACCCGGACATACCTGTCAAGCACCGATGCCAGTTCAGCTACTATTGCGACGGCAAGAGCGACGACCCGAAAGACAAGAAGGCTTACAAGCGAGCTTACAACATTGCATTAAAAGCCCTTGCCGGAGGATCAGACGATCCGACCGAGGGCGCAACGCATTACCATGCTCATTACGTTTACCCAGAGTGGGGAACGCATGATCGACGAGTGGTCCGTATCAACGACCACATCTTCTACAAATGGGAAAGAGCCGATGGTTGATATCGAATGCCCGGACTGCGGTGGCATAGGAAGGGTCGAAGACGAGTATCAGGTGGGCGGCTACGGCCCTGACCCGTGGGTCG